AGCTCGCCGCCTAAAAGCCAACCCCTGACGAGGCCCGCTCTCCGTTAACGCCACGCCAAACCTGCGCCAAATGTTTCGACGACGGACATCTGTTACGAGCCGTTTTCCGGCTCCGGATCGCAACTGATTGCGGGCGAGAAGACCGGGCGAAAGGTCTATGGCCTCGAACTATCGGAAGCCTTTTGCGACGTGGTCATCCGACGCTGGCAGGCGTTTACCGGCAAGCAGGCGACGCTCGAGGGCGACGACCGCAGCTTTGACGCGATCGCCGCCGAGCGCGTGCCCGATACCGGAGATACGGCCAAGGATGCAGCGGCATGAAGCAGTCGTGCACCATGTCGCTGGTGGAAAGCGCTCACCAATGTCGCCATCGGCTATGGCATCGCCGTCATCACCCAGATCCTGGTGTTCCCACTGTTCGGGTTATCGACCACGCTGGCCGAGAACATGGCGATGGGCGCGATCTTCACCGTGGTGTCGATCGCACGCAGTTACTGTCTACGCAGGTTGTTCGAGGCGGTACGCCTTCGCGGTGACGGCACTGGATAATGCATGGAGTTTTGACATGGCCGGCCGCAAGCCGCTGCCAACGCATCTGAAGCTGGTGAAGGGCACGGCCCGTCCGCACCGCATCAACAAGGCCGAGCCGAAACCGGTGGTGGCAGTTCCCGCGCCGCCCGATCATCTTGATGAGGACGCCCGGAAAAAGTTCTCCGAGATGGCCGAGCTGCTGGCCCGCCATGGCGTGATGACCGAGCTCGATACGCATGCGCTGGCCCGGTACGTGGTGATCTGGCGACGCTGGCTGGAAGCCGAGCAGGAAGTCAAACGCCGCGGCCATGTGGTGAAGACGTCGAACGACAACATCATCCAGAACCCGTTCCTGGCGGTGGCCAACAAGTGCCTGGCGCAGATGGCACAGATCGAAAGCGAGTTCGGGCTCACACCCTCCAGCCGCTCGCGCATCCGCATGGCAGAGCCTGCCGAGACCAGCGACCCCTTCGAGGACTTTTTGACCCGTGGCCGAAAAGCGTAAATCCGGCTCGGTCAGGAAAGCGTCATCCTGTCCGGTCACGGCCTACGCGCGCGCTGTCGTCAGCGGCAAGATCGTCGCCGGCCGGCTTGTTCGCCTGGCCTGCGAGCGTCATCTGGCCGATCTAAAATCGGGCGGCAAGCGCGGTCTGGTCTGGGATGGCGCTGCCGCACGGCATGCCATCGACTTCTTCGGCCATCTGCGTCATTCGACAGGTGAATGGGCCGGCGAACCGTTTGCGCTGCAGCCGTGGCAGCAGTTTGTTGTCGGCTCGCTTTATGGCTGGAAGCGCAAGACCCGTTCGGGCCAACATGGATTGCGCCGTTTCCGCACGGCCTATGTCGAGGTGGCGCGCAAGAACGGCAAGTCGGTGCTGCTCGCCGGTACCGCGCTCTATGCCCTGATCGCCGATGGCGAACCGGGCGCGCATGTCTATTCGGCAGCGACCACCCGCGATCAGGCGCGCATCGTCTTTGGCGAGGCCGAGCGCATGGTGGCGGCAAGCAGCGCGCTACAATCCCGGATCACGCGGACGGTGAACAATCTCGCCGTGTTGCCGACCTCGTCCTGGTTCCGGCCGCTGTCGGCCGACGCCACCAAGATGGACGGGTTGAACATTCACTTTGCCGCCGTCGACGAGGTCCATGAACATCCCGGTCCCGAGATTATCCAGAAGCTCAACACCGCGACCGGCGCGCGGCGCCAGCCGCTGATCTTCGAGATCACGACGGCCGGCCATGATCGCCATTCCGTCTGCCGCCAGCATCACGAGTTCTCGGTCAAGGCGCTGGAAGGCACGGTGCCGACGGAGTCTTCAGATAGCTGGTTTGCCTATATCGCCACCATTGATGAGGGCGACGACTGGACCGACGAGAAGGTCTGGGTGAAGGCGAACCCCAGCCTTGGCGTCACCGTCAAACGCGATGACCTCAAGCGTCAGATCGACGAGGCGAAGGAAATGCCGGCGCAGCAGAACGCGATCCGGCGGCTGCGGCTCAACGAATGGACCGAGCAGGTCACCCGCTGGCTCGATATGGGCGTCTGGGAGGTAGGAGGCCTGAAGGCTGCCACAGACTGGCGCATCGTCAAACACGAGTTGAAGGACCTGGAAGGCAAGCTTCTGGGGCGCGAATGCTATGGCGGGCTCGACCTGGCCCGCGTCAACGATCTGTCGGCCTTCGTGTTGCTGTTCCCGCCGACGCTGGATGAGGATTTCGGGGCGCTCGCCGACAAATGGATCGTTCTCTGCCGGTTCTGGATCCCCGAAGACGACATCGTGCGCCGGGTACGGCGCGACCGCGTGCCTTATGATGTCTGGCGTGATCAGGGATTTTTGACCGCCACGTCGGGCAACGCCACTGACTTCGCCTTCGTCGAGAAAGAAATCCTCGACCTTGCCGGCCGCTATGACCTGCGTGAGCTCTCTTACGACCGCACTTTTGCCGGCGAGATCGTCCAGCATCTTCAGGATGAAGGCTTGAACCTTGTCCAGTTCGGCCAGGGGTTCTTGTCGATGGCCGCTCCGACGGCGGAACTGGAGCGCCTGTCGGTGTCGCGCTCTCTCTGGCATGGCGGGCATCCGGTGTTGCGCTGGAACGCCTCCAACGTCGCCGTGCGCCATGATCCGGCCGGCAACATCAAGCCGGACAAGGAGCGCTCCACCGAGCGTATCGACGGAATTGTCGCGATCTGCAACGCGCTCGGCCGGGCTCTGGCCCGTGACGTCAATGCCGGCCGCTCGGTCTATGAGACCCGCGGCATCCTGATGTTGTAAAGAGCTGACGAAAGAACCCAATGGCATTCTGGTCGAACTGGTTCGGCGGCGCAAAACCGCCGGCCGCATCTCCGCGCGCGTCGTTCCAGGATGCGGGTGGCGGGATCGTCATCACCACGGCGCAGCAGCTGGCAGAGGCGCTGCGGTCCGGAGCGGTGACGGCATCGGGAGCCACGGTGACGCCCGATAGCGCCATGCGGGTGGCGGCCGTCTATGCCTGCGTGCGCATCATCTCGGGCGCTGTGGCGACGCTGCCCTTGCACATCAAGCGCCGGGTGGATGAGCGCACCCGGCAGGATGCGTCCGACTCGCCGATCTGGAAGGTGCTGCGACGACGCCCGAACCGCTGGCAGACGCCATCGCAGTTCCGGCGCATGCTGCAGGCGCATCTCTTATTGCGCGGCAATGCCTATGCCATGATCGTGCGCTCGCGCGGGACTGTGCAGGAACTGATCCCGCTGCATCCGGATCGCGTCGAGGTGAAGCAGACCGACGATCTGACGCTCGAATACACATACACAAGACAGGACGGACGGCGCATCCAGCTTGCTCAGACGGAAGTGTTCCATCTCGTGGGCCTGACGCTCGACGGTGTCCATGGCGTGTCGGCCATCGGCTACGCTCGTGAAACCATCGGGCTGTCGCTGGCCATGGAAGATCATGGCGCGGCCACCTTCCGCAATGGCGCGCGTGTCAGCGGGGTGCTGAAGCATCCGAACAAGCTCGGGCCCGAGGCCGTCGCCAATCTCAAGGCCGGGCTCGAAGAGTTCCGCTCTGGCGGCGAGCAGGAGGGAAAGAACCTGATCCTCGAAGAGGGCATGGACTATGCCCGCATCGCCATGACGGCCGAGGATGCGCAATGGCTGGAGGCCCGCAAGTTCAGCCGCACTGACATCGCCATGTTCTTCGGCGTGCCGCCGCACATGATCGGCGACACGGAAAAGAGCACGTCCTGGGGCACCGGCATCGAGCAGCAGTCGATCGGCTTCGTCGCCTATACGCTCGAAGACCATCTGACCATGTGGGAAGAGGCGATCAACCGCGACCTGATCGGCGCGGAAGAGCAGCTTTATGCCCGCTTCAACCGGGCGGCTCTGGTCAAGGGCGACATCAAGGCGCGCTGGGAGGCTTACGTCAAAGGCCTGCAATGGGGCGTCTACAGCCCCAACGAAATCCGCGCGCTCGAAGACCAGAACCCGCGTGATGGCGGTGATGTCTTCTATCCACCGCCGAACACGGCAGGCGTGCCGGCAGATGAGGATCGTGATCGCCATGAAAATAATGGCGGCAGCGATGGTGATGTTGACCCCGATGATGGGGACGCAAGCAGATGAGCCTTTTGGATAGTTTGAAACTGGCCGCGACGATGGTGGTCATGGGCGTTGTCAGCGTCGCGGTCATCAACCCCGCCTTCCACTTCGGCACATTCATCGCCGGCATCACGCTTGGCGGATACTTTTTCCTGTTGGCGCTGGAGAACGTTCGATGAGCCTTCGCAAATTGCCCGAGGCGCGAACGTTCCCTCGGCCGCAGAACTACCAGTGGGATGCGCCGAGTGACGTGCTGACGAAATGGGCCGAGCATCCGCTTGCCGCTGTGCCCCGTGCTGATGCCGACACCACCATTTCCATCCTCGACGTCATCGGGGAGGATTATTGGTCAGGCACCGGCGTCACGGCAAACCGCATCTCGGCCGCACTGCGCTCGATCGGCAGCCAGGACATCACCGTCCGCATCAACTCGCCGGGCGGCGACATGTTCGAGGGGATCGCGATCTACAATCTCCTGCGGGCCCATCGAGCGAAGGTCACGGTCGAGGTGCTGGGCTGGGCGGCTTCCGCTGCTTCCATCATCGCCATGGCCGGTGACGACATCCGCATGGGGCTCGGCTCCTTCATGATGGTGCACAATGCCTGGGGCATGGTGATCGGCAATCGCCATGACATGCGCGAGGCCGCCATCGTGTTCGAGCAGTTCGATGCGGCCATCGCTGACATCTACGAGGTCCGCACCGGCATGAAGCGCTCCGATATCGAGCAGCTGATGGATGCGGAAACCTTCATGACGGCGGCACAGGCTGTCGAATACGGCTTTGCCGATGTCGTCGACGATGCCCAAATCCATCCAGAGACCAATGCGTCCGCGCAGGTCCGCCCCGAAATCCATGCCAAGCGCCGCATCGACGCAGCGCTTGCGCAACAAGGCATCTCGCGCACAGAGCGGCGCAAGATGTTTTGCCAGATTGCCGGCATGCACGACGCTGCCGATACCGCCACGCACGACGCTGGCTTCCATGCAGCCGCCATCCAGCGGTTGATCGACATCATCAGATCATAGGAGACCCGTCATGGGTATCGAACTGAACCCGCGTGCGCGCGGGATTGTCGGCGTGCGCGCCGATTCCGGCAGCGCCACCAAGATCCTCGCCGAACTCCAGAGGACCTTCGAGGACTTCAAGGTCGAACGCGACAAGGAGCTGGCCGACATCAAGGCCGGCATGGCCGACGTGGTGCAGACCGAAAAGGTCGATCGCATCAATGCCGAGATCACCGCCCTGCAAAAGGCGCTCGACGAAACCAACGCCATGCTGGCAGCGGTGAAGGTCGGTGGTGTCGGCGGGACGACCGATCCGGACAAGGCCGAGCATGCACAGGCCTTCGACCGCTTCTTCCGCCGCGGCGTCGATGCCGGCCTGCGTGATCTGGAGGTCAAGGCCAAGCTGACCACCCAGTCCGACCCCGATGGCGGCTATCTGGTGCCAGAAAAAACCGAAGCCGGCATTGACCGCGTTCTCAGCACTGTGTCGACGATCCGCTCGCTGGCCCGCACCATCTCGATCTCGACCAATACCTACAAGAAGCTGGTCAATATGGGAGGGGCGACGTCCGGCTGGGTCGGCGAGGAACAGGATCGTCCTGGCACGGCCTCGCCGACCTTGCGCGAGATCGCCATCAATACCGGCGAGATTTACGCCATGCCCGGCGCCACGCAAACCTCGCTCGACGATGCCCGCATCGATCTTGCCGCATGGCTGGCCGATGAGGTGTCGATCGAGTTCGCCGAGCAGGAGGGCGCGGCCTTTGCCAATGGCGATGGCATCAACAAGCCGCGCGGCATTCTCGCCTATGACACTGTGGCCAATGCTTCCCATGTGTGGGGCAAGATCGGCTTCGTCGCTTCCGGCAAGGCTGATGGCTTTGTCGCCGCCACGGCCTCGGCCAGCCCGGCCGATGCGCTGATCGACCTCTACTACGCGCTCAAGTCCGGCTACCGGAATGGAGCAGCGTGGCTGATGTCGGACAAGGTGATGAACACAGTGCGCAAGTTCAAGGATGCGGAAGGAGCTTACATCTGGGCGCCACCGTCGGGTGCGGCGGAAGTCGCTACCATTCTGGGCAAGCCGGTCTACACCGACGACAACATGCCGGCGGTCGAGGCCAGCAAGTTCCCCGTCGCCTTCGGGGACTTCAGCCGCGCCTATTTGATCGTCGACCGTATCGGCATCCGGGTGCTGCGCGATCCGTTCACCTCCAAGCCGAACGTCCTGTTCTACACGACCAAGCGCGTCGGCGGCGGCGTGGTCAACTTCGAGGCGCTCAAGCTTCTCAAGATCAGCACCTGATCGAACTGGCGGGCGGCCACCATCCTTCCGAAGGACGCTCGCCTGTCTCTGCACCATTCCATTCATCGAAAGGATTTCTGTCATGAAGGACGGTATCTCCGGCCTCGGCCTCGTTGCATCTCTGGTTCCCGCCGTGGTCACGGCCACCACCAAGGGCAGCCATGCCGATCTGCAGGGCTTCAACTCCGCAACCCTGATCATCAATACCGGCGCGATTGCCGGCGATGGCCTCTTCGTCGTCGCCATCCAGGAGAGCAACACGACCACGGATGGCGATTTTGTCGATGTGGCAGCCGGCGATCTGCTTGGAACCCTGCCGGCAGAGCTTGAGGCCAGCACGGTCTACAAGCAGGGCTACAAGGGCAGCAAACGTTATGTCCGCGCTGTCATCACCAAGACCTCCGGCACGTCGATTGCCGCCGGCGCGGTCTTTGCGCTCGGCCATCCCCACGACGCGCCGATCGCCTGACATCATCCGAAGCGATCAGCCCATCGTTCGGCCGAACGGCTGGTCGCTTCTCTTTATTATATGGACCTGAAACCATGCTCGCTCCCGTCCGCACGGTTGCGCCTGCGTCCATGCCGGTGACGCTGGCCGAGGCCAAAGCCCATCTGCGTGTTGATCATGATGACCAGGACGATCTGATCACCGCCCAGATCAAGGCGGCGACGGCATATCTCGACGGCTATGCCGGCATTCTCGGCCGGGCGCTGATCACTCAGACCTGGCGGCAGGATCTTGCCGGCTTTGCCTTTCGCCTGACTTTGCCAGTATCGCCGGTGATCGCCATCGTCAGCGTCAGCTACTGCGACGTCGGCAATGTGGTGCAGACATTGGACGCCGGCGTCTATGACCTGTTTACCGACACGCGTGGCGCCTATCTCACCCTGCGGCCGGGGCAATCCTGGCCGGCCACCTTCCGTCGCGCTGACGCCGTCTCCATCACCTTCATCGCCGGCTATGGCGCGGCGGCCGACGTGCCGGAGCCCATCCGCCAGGCCCTCCTGCTCATCGTCCAGCGCCTGTTCGATGGCGCCGACACCAGCATCGATGCCGCCATCGAGCACACCGTCCATGCCCTGATCGCACCCTACCGCAAAAGCCTGATCTGATGGCCCGGATCACCGCCAATGCCCTGCGCGACCGCGTCCGCCTCGAAAAGCGCGAGGAGATCGATGATGGCTATGGCAACACCTATGGCCAGTGGGTGCCACAGTTCGAGCGCGACGCCTGCATTCTACTCTCCAAAGGCGGCGAGACCGTCATTGCCGCACGCCTGCAAAGCGTCCAGCCAGCCCTGATCATCGTGCGTTACGATGCCGAAACCGCAGCCATCACCGCCGCCTGGCGCCTGATCGAAGCCCGTTCCGGCACCGTCTACAACATCCGCACCGTCGCCGACATGGAGCGGCGCAGTCGCTTCATCACCATGCTGTGCGAATCCGGCGTGGCGACCTGATCGCCAGCACTGCCCGTCGACATCTCCTCCGTCTGCGCGGTTGAAGCGCTGGCCGTGAAAGGTGACGTCGCCTAGCCCGGAACATCTCATACAGGGAGAAAGACCATGGACCGTTCGCGTTTCTACGCGGCGCTGCGGCGTCGTGATTCCGACGTCTTTGGCACATCGCTCTCGCAAGCGCAGGTGGATCGGCTGGAGGCGATCCTGACTCGGCTCGACGCCAAGCGCATCGAACTGGCGCAGGCGGCCTACATCCTTGCCACCGCCTATCATGAAAGCGACCGTTTCCGCACCATGGAGGAATACGCCTCTGGCGAGGCCTATGAGGGACGGGCGACGCTGGGCAACACGCAGCCAGGCGATGGGGTTCGGTTCAAGGGACGTGGCTTCGTCCAGATCACCGGCCGGCGCAACTATACCGATTGGGCGAAGCGGCTGAGCGTCGATCTCGTCGGCAATCCGGCACTGGCCGCCCGGATCGATCATGCGACCACGATCCTGATCGACGGCATGATGCTCGGCACCTTCACCGGCAGGAAACTACCAGACTACGTTTCCGGCACGAAGAAGGACTATGTCGGCGCACGACGGGTGGTGAATGGGACGGATCGGGCGGCGATGATCGCCAACCATGCGCGCGCGTTCGAGAAGGCGCTGGCTGGTGCCGGCTACGATGCCGCCACGTCGCGGTTGCCGAGCGCGCCGACACCGACGCCGGAGCCTGCACCCGTCGATATCGTACCCGGCGCCGGAAGGCGCGACCTGCCGGCTGCTGTGATCCTCGTCTTCATCATCCTGATGCTGATCGTGGCTGCCGCGTCCATATTTGGAGGCTGATATGAGCGCCCTTGCATCCATCTTGCTCGGGGCGGCAAGTGAGCTTGCCGTGCCCGTCATCAAGAAGATTCTTGGTGACAGGCTCGGCGGCGCCGGCGGCGATATCGCCGGCAAGGTGATCGACGTCATTGCTGAAAAGGCTGGCGTATCTCCCGACAGATTGCCCGACGTGCCGGCTGGCGAGCTGCAGAACGCCATCGTCGCCGCCGAGCCGGATGCCGCCGACATCCTCATGCACCATGTCGAAAGCCAGCGCATGACGAACGAGACGCTGAAAGCCGAACTCGACAAGGGCGGCCCGACATGGACCTGGGGCTGGCGACCGGGCTGGATGTGGCTGCTCGCCTTCGTCTGGCTCTACGCATTGATCCTGTGCCCGCTCGCCAATGCCGCCTTCGGCGCTGCAATCGAGGCCGTCGATCTCACCATCCTCATGACGCTGACCGGCGTGTTCACCGGCCTCTACATGGGCGGTCACACTGCCAAGAGCATCATGTCCGGATTGAGGAGGCATCCTGATGACTGACCAGGCACCGAAACGCTTTGAGGACCTGCCCGAGGTAACGAAAGCCTTCCTGGTTGCCCTGCGCCCCGACGAGGTGAAGACGCTCGATGACGGCATTCGCCTGGTCCGCTCGATCAGCACCGTGTCCGCCTTCGTCAAATGGATCATCGTCGGCATTCTCGGCATTGCCGTCGGCATCGCCATGTTCGGCGAAAGCATCGCCAAGATCGTCAAATGGTTCCAGTCGTCAGGGTGATTTGGACTGGAGAATGGCGGAGGCCATGCTTGCTGCCGACGCCTACCTCCTCGGCCATGCTGCTCTACAAGGTCAACTCCAGCACCACGGCGCGCATGCGCGGGCGGCTGGTGCTGAACGGCTCGACCGAAATCCGAGGATCGTTCGGCGAGATCTCGGGTGATCATGTTTCCGAGGCGACCGTGCACTGGCTGCAGACCATGGTGCCGCTCAGCGCGGGCGATACCGTCGAGCTGCAGGGCACGTTCCGCGTGGCGGATGGGTATTTTGCCGCCGATCACACGAGCTTCTGGGAACGAAGGTCGGGTGATTTCGATGAACTGCTGGTTAGCTGGCCTTTCTGCGGATAACCTCGGGGCATGAACAAGGATGCCGAAAAGCGGATCGCGGCCAAACTCGCCAGGACAATGGCGATGCTCTGCGTGCGCAATACCCATCTCGAGACCATCCATGCCGGCAGGACGCCCGTCACTCGAACCGGCGACTGGAGCGACGTGACCGTGGTCGATGCCGACGGCAATCGCATTCCCTGGACCGATGTCTCGCATATCAGCGACGACGAGATGCGCGACCTGATGCAGGATATCGTCAACCGGCTCTATACGTTCCACCTCTGCGCCGACGATCCCAAGCTGCAGGCCGAGATCCAGAAGTGGATGGCGGTCGCAGGCAAGTGGGACGAGCCGGAAATCGACCAGAGGATGATTGGACGCGAGACCTAACCATGAGCCAAGTCATGGTTGCCCCCTCCGCCTTGCAAGGTTAGCTTACCGTGAGGGGTTGACTAGTTCGGTAAGCCCTTAGTTGTGCTAGAGATCTGTTCTGCGGCCACGCCGCGGCACTATCTTCGGGGGCCGATGGTGGGCGGCAGAATGGAAATGAAGTCAGGCATTGACAATGGCGGCGCGTACAGTTTCGAGTTTCTATACGCCTTGTGGCCGGATCTTCATGTCCTTGCGGTGGAAGCAGAGCAGAACACCGAAAAGCTCCCCGACTTCTCGACGATCCGTCTGCGCAGCTTCGCGGAGGCCATGGTCTGCCATCTTTTCCAGCACCATGGCCTCGCACTGAGCAGCGATGAGACGCAGTTCGATCGCTTGCAACTGCTGCAGCAGGAGGGTCTGCTGGACAGGCGGGTTCTCGGGCTGCTCCATACAATCCGGAAACTGGGAAACATCGCAGCACACGGTAAACGCCCAATATCGACGGATGAGGCCCGGGATCTCGTCGACGATGCCCGGTCGCTTGCCGCCTGGTTCTGCCTCCATGTGCGGCCCGACATTGACTGGAGCGCACGGCGACCTTCCTCGCCCATTGCGCTCACGTCGTCTCACGAAGTCCCAACCAGTGCGCATCCTGTCGGAGCGAGACAGACCGCAGGCCAAGTGCCTGTCACGGGCTTGGTGACTGGCATTGGCCCTCGGGTCAGGCCGCCGCGGACGCGGATGTCCCTGTGGGATATGTTCGAGGAAGAACTCACGGCCGACCAGCAGAGTTGCCTCGCGGCACTCGATGGTTTTCTGTCAGACGACACCCAACGGGTATTCCTGCTCAAAGGTTACGCGGGAACGGGGAAGACATTCCTTGCCGGCGGCCTGACCGAGTTCTTGCTTACCCAAGGGCGGATGTTCTCGCTTGCCGCTCCTACGGGACGGGCGGCCAAGGTGATCGCGAAGAAGACGGGGCAGTCCGCGCGCACGATCCACAGCCTGATCTACGACTACAGCGACATGGCCGAGCAGATTGAAGATGGCGACGATGAGTCAGCCACCTTCAAGATGGTCGCCAAGATCCGGCATAACGAAGACCCTATCGATGCCGTTGCCATCGTCGACGAAGCTTCGCTCGTCTCAAACGTATATTCTGAAAGCGAATTCTTCCGGTCTGGCAGCGGCCACCTGCTACAGGATTTGATCGCGCACATAGGTTCAACCCATTCAGGCAATGCCCGCAAGATCATCTTCATCGGCGATCCGGCGCAGCTGCCTCCCGTCGGCATGTCCACCTCTCCGGCGCTGGACGCAGATTACCTGCGCGAGAGGTTCGGGCTAGATGCCAGCAGTTATGAGCTGACCGAAATCGTTCGCCAAAAGGCGGACAGCGCAGTAATCCGCAATGTCATGCCATTGCGCGAAGGCGTCGTCAGCGGTCGCTTTAGCAGCCTGTCATTCTCGTTCGACGATGACGTCATTCGCCTGCCCAAGGACAGCGTCACGCCGCTCTACATGAGGATTCGCGAGGGGCGCGGCCCCCAGGCGCCAATCATCGTGACCCACTCGAATGCTGAGGCGGCCAGTTTCAATCGCGCGATCCGGACGGTGCTGTTTCCGGGGATGGTCACCGTTGCCGCCGGCGACAGCGTTATCGTCGCCACCAATGGCTTTTGCGGACCGCACTACGTTGCCAATGGTGAAATCCTGCGCATCGATACCGTTGAGGCGGCAATCGAGCGGCGCTCAGTTCAGCTGCTCCAGAGAATCGGCAATAATGAAATTTCGGAACCCGTTAATGTTGCGCTGAATTTTCGGGACGTCATGGTTGCCCTGCCGCAATCGGATGGCGATGATCTGATCCTGAAGGTGAAGATCCTCGATGATTTTCTGCACGGGGACGATGCAAGCCTCGACTCGGCGCAGCAGCGCGCCCTCTACGTGGACTTCCTTAAGCGGCATAAGCATATCGACCGGAAGAGGGAGCGTGACGAGTTGCAGCTTGCACTACGTTCAGACCCGTATTTCAACGCACTTCGGCTCCGGTTTGGCTATGCCATTACCTGCCACAAAGCGCAGGGCGGCGAGTGGAGCCATGTGATTGTCAATTGCGCGACCCGGCAGAACCCGCGCTCGTCGGACTATTTCCGCTGGCTTTACACCGCGATGACCCGCACAAGCGGCAAGCTCTACCTTGTCGACCCCCCAGAAATCCGGTTAACACAGGCTGGAACCGGCTGGATGACGCCGTCTCCCGTAGAACCAGCAGCGCCGAACGGTAATCCGAAACTTGATACCCGTGGGGACCAAGCCAACTCGGATGGATCTCCAGCAGACGGGCTCTCGCCTCAGGCATTCTTCCGCCAGTGGCTCCAAACGGAAGTTCGCAGCCGGTTGGACGGCACCGAAATCGAGATCGAGGACATCGCCCACCACCAGTATAGAGAAGCGTATTTCTTCAAACGGGGCACTGAGGCCGTTAGGATCGACATCGGCTACAAGGGAAACTGGACGATTTCGGGCATCACCTGCCCACGGCCAGGTGCATTCGCGGAAGCCGTGATGGCCTGCCTTTCCTCATTGACCGGGCAAAAGCCCGGAACAGGCGAGTTGAAGGCGGCCCGAGATAGAGCCCCGGACCGGCCTTTCCTCAAGGACTTCCATGATCGCCTGGTGTCCGCCCTGACTCAGAAGGGCATCAATGTGATCGACATCAAGGAACAGGCATGGAGTCAGCGCTACGTTCTTGCGCGCGGCCCGGACTTGGTGACGGTGGACATTTTCTACAATGGCAAGGATCAACTGACCAAGTTCATGCCGGTGAACCCATCGCAAAGCCCGACGGCATCGCTTGTCGATCTGCAGAACGATGTCGGATCGGTGCTGACGATCGAGGTCCATCCGTGAGCAGGTCGAAGGAGGTGACAAGCCTCCGAAAGAGTGGACGGCTTGACGATGCCTACGCCCTCTCGCTGGACCTGATTGGGGCACCAGATGCCGACGAATGGGATCGCGCGGCATATGCTTGGTGTCTCATCGCCTTGGTCAAGCACCATGCTGCAGATGGGAACCAGCAGAAGCTGGCGGACTATCTGGACCAACTGACACGTGTCGAAGTGCCGGCAGACAATGGCCTTTTGGCCGAGCACCGAGACAAGGCTCTCCTGCTCGGTCAAACCGACCGGCGTGCTGCCCTCGAGTCCCGCACCCTGAGCAAACAGGGGCGACATGAAGAGGCCGCGCGCATCTATGCCGACCTCCATGCCAACGGAAAACTGGAACCGGACGACCGCAAGTCCTGGGGCTGGGAGTTGTACCGGCTGATCAGGGCCGAGTTTCACGAAGAGCAGGACGACGATCTCTCCCCACCAATCGTCCAGCGTGTGAAGCGTCATCTGAACACCTATCTGAAGCAGGCCGTTGGAGGGCCCGATCTTCTCCACAGCCTCATGCTGCAACAGGCGTTGCGGCTGACCAAAGGGAACCACCTGAAAGTTCTCCCCTTCCTTCGCCTGTGGAACCCGGATCAGTTCCGCGACGAGGATTTCGCCAGCCAAACCGGAAAGGACGGCAAGACCTATCCCTCGCTTGTCGAACGTGTGGTTCAAGCTGCTGCCTCCGAGGCGGCCGACAGCGACCGAGCGGATGATCGCCATTTCATCTTGCCGCATGCTCAGGCTGCAATGAAACGCTATCCAGAAAACATCTGGTTAAAGTTGAACCTCGCAAAACTCTTGCGGGGTCTGGGGCGCATCGACGAAGCGCGTGCGCTAGCCATCGAGTTTGCCCGCGAGAAAGCATCCGAGTTCTGGGCATGGGATCTGGTCGGCGACTTGGTGTCGGACGACCCCGAGCTGAGGCGTTCCTGCTATGCCAAGGCCCTCTGCTGTTCACAGGACGATGATTTCGTCGGCAAGGTCAGGCTCAAGCTTGCTGCACTTCTGGAAGACAGCCATCCCGCTGAAGCTCGGTTCGAGGTTGAGCGCGTGATGTCGCACCGCGCGCGCGGGGGGTATCAGATCCCACGCGAAGCACTGGCCCTGTCGGAACGGTTGGCTGCTGTCAGCCCGACGCCCACGGATCGCACATTCTACTCTCACTTCAGTGATCCAGCCGAGGCGCTGCTTTTCTCCCACCTTCCCTGGACGGATGCGTCTCTCGGCGATGTCTTCACCATTGAAGGCCGGAACGGACAAAAACCTCGACGGCGGCGGCGCATCTTCCTGCGGGCCACCCCATTCGCAATGGAGTTCAGCCTGCCGGACAACCATGCCGACATCCGCGGACTGGCCGAAGGCACGCCCCTCATGGTCCAACACGAAATGTCGAAGGCCGAACCTGGGCGTGCGACCATTCATCGGATCCGCCCTCGGCCAGAGGGTACGATTATGGACGTCGCGCCCGAACAGATCGGAGTAATTGATCACGTCAATCACCAGCAATCGCTGATCCACGTTGTCGTTGCCCGAGGCGTCGATGGCACCTGCCCGATTTCGTTCTACTCAGGGGAGGTCCAAGTTGGCGATGCAGTCGCGGTTCGCCTTGCCCGGCACCACGGGAAAGCCGGTATGCGCACCCGCATCATCGGCATCCTTCCCACGGATCAATCCCCGGCGCCGGATGTCTGCCGAACATTCCGCGAGGCAACGAATGTGACCGAAAACGGGCTTGGGTTCACGCTCGGCGACATCTTCATCCCCCCGCACATGGTTGCCGCAGCAAACATCGAGGCGGGCGACCTCGTCGAAGGGATCGCCATTGCCAGTTTCGACAAGAAGCGGAGGAAATGGGGTATGAAGGCAATCGAGGCCAAGTCGGTCGCGCGAAACCACTGGGATTTCGGCAAGGTTGACGAGGAAGGGCATGATGATGATTGGTGATCAGGCCGCTGAAGAGGTCCGCGCGGCGGAGCATTCTCCCCCTTCATCGGCTGGCCCGGCACTCCGACGCTGTATTGTTCGTACTGCTCGCGCTGTCGGGACGGTACGTGGTCAATGAGGGGGCCTCATGGTGACGTGACCCCCTGAATCTCCTCCAGGAATAGCTAGAGTCCGCCCTAACGAAGGACGGACAGAATGAA